TTTAAGGGAATTTTCTGATGTTTTTCGAGGTTGAGGCTAACAATATATAATGACAGTTAAAGACAACATTTTACAGCCTTTTGATTTTGAGAAATCACCTAGTATGAGTAGCCAAATGTTCAAGGCTGCTCCTAGTGTATTTGGCGGAGAAGATGGTGCTAATCTATTGCAAACAGCCAACAGAGTTATGATTGGTGGGCCTTTGGATATATTTGACCTAATTGGTCGTGTTGGTGATGTTGGTCTGCGCGGTGCAGCGGAAGTAGCTGGCGAGGGCTATGAGGCATTAGGCGGTGGGCAAGGTATGTCGAAGCGGTTAAAGCGAGACATTTACGGGTTGGGTCAGATGGCTGGATTAGTTGCAGGGGCAAGCCCTTCGTCTCTGTCTGGCGCGAGAGCACCCTCCACTCGCCGCGCCTCCACATCTGACCCAGCACCTTCTCAAGGTGTGATGAAGGCATTAGAAGAGCCAAATTTTGTAAAAACAAGTTCTATAGAGGGTGAAATTGTTTCTGGCCCTACTGACAAATTTCTTCAGGCTCAAGCAAAAAGAGATAAGGCAATCTCTAAGCAGGGTAAAGAAGTATACGAAGAAGAGATGGATTATCTTGGTTTAGAAGACTCTTTTCAGACAATTAAAAGAGATATTGAGGACGGTCTGGAAGGCGCTGTTGACAGAGGTTTTGAGCCTGTAGATGTAGATGGTTTCTTTGATGACTTTCAAGACACTGTTATGTATCGCCGCATGCAGGCAGAGGGGCGTGGTGAAAAGCCTAATATGGGTGAAATTATTGCTGAAGAGCTTCCTAAAAAGATTGACGATTATGAGCAAAGCTTTGGTCTTTTTGTAGATTCTAATGATATGGTTAACAAAATCTCAAAAACAGCAGACAATGTTTATGGTTTTGGCGTGAGCAAGGCGAAAAAGCGCCGTGATGATGCTGCGGAATCTGTTAGTAAGCTACGCTCTGAGAGAAACCGTTTGGCGATGGAAAACAACCAAAGAGAATATTATAGAAGCATTGGCATTACTGACGATATGACAGATGACCAAATAAGAGATATACTGTACGAGCGTCAAACAGGTATGCAGCGTGATTTGGCAGGGGCGGGTATACCAGAGCCAAAGCAACAGAAACCCAATTTGCGTGTTGTGATTGATAATGAGGACTTAGACTAATGGCAGTTGAAAAAGACATAGGTTCAGGTGGCGATAATGTCATTTCAATGAACCCTCAAGAGCAAGCTGAAATTGATATCATTGAGATGTCTAAAGAGCCTGGTCAGGTCACAATGGAAGATGGCTCTGTTATCATGGGAGACATTTCTGAAGAAATGATGATGACGGAAGTTCCGATTGACATTCCTTTTGATGCTAATTTAGCTGAATTTATGGATGATTCAGAGATGATGTCTTTGGCGTCTGATTTAGTCGGTGATGTGGAAGATGATATGTCATCTCGTGAAGATTGGGAGAGCACATACAAAAGGGGTGTTGAGCTTTTGGGGATGAATTATGAAGAGCGCTCTCAGCCATTTGAAGGCGCTTCTGGTGTTGTGCATCCTCTTCTTGCTGAATCTGTAACACAATTTCAAGCGCAAGCTTATCGTGAGCTCTTGCCATCAGGTGGCCCTGTACGCACACAGGTTATTGGTGAAGAGACAACCGAAAAGTTGCAACAAGCAGACCGTGTAAAAAATTACATGAATTATCAGATTACCCATGAAATGGAAGAGTATGACCCAGAGCTTGACCAAATGCTTTTCTATCTTCCTATCATTGGCTCCACATTTAAAAAGATTTATTTTGACCCTTTGTTACAGAGGGCCGTGTCTAAATTTGTTCACGCTGAAGACTTGGTAGTTCCTTATACAGCAACAGATTTAGCATCTGCTTCAAGAATCACCCATATTGTAAAAATGGATAAAAATGAAATAAGAAAACTTCAGTTAAATGGTTTTTATTCTGATATAGATTTGCCTGGTGATGGTTATTCTGATGAAAATTATTCTGAAATTAAAGAAACTATTGATGATGTTCAGGGAATCAGTTCTACGGGGACCAATGAAGACATAACTCTTTACGAAGTGCATACAAACTTAGACTTACCTGGCTTTGAAGATATGAATGTTGGGGGTGAGGAAACTGGTTTGAAGGTGCCTTATATTGTTACTATTTGTGAAAAAAATGGCAAAGTTTTGTCCATTCGCCGCAATTACGAACAAACAGATGCTCTGCGCCGTGCCAAGCCTTATTTCGTACATTACAAATTCTTACCTGGTTTAGGCTTCTACGGTTTTGGGCTTACACATATGATTGGCGGACTGTCTCAAGCAGCAACCAGCTTGTTAAGACAGCTAATAGATGCTGGCACCCTGTCTAACCTCCCAGCAGGGTTCAAGGCTCGTGGCGCTCGTATCCGTGACGAAGACGAACCACTAAATCCTGGTGAGTTTCGTGATATTGATGTCGCTGGTATGGACATCCGCCAATCTCTGATGACGCTACCATTTAAAGAGCCCTCTCAGACGCTCTACGCGCTTCTAGGAACGCTTGTTGACTCTGGGCGTAGGTTTGCGTCTATGGCTGACATGAAGATAGCTGAGATGGGCGGAGAGACGCCTGTAGGCACTACTATGGCTATTATGGAGCGCGGTACAAAAGTAATGTCTGCTATTCATAAGCGACTGCATTATTCACAAAAAGTTGAATTTAAGCTTTTGGCTAATGTTTTTGCTAGATTTATGGCTCCTGTATACCCATATGCAGTACCGGGCGCCCCTCCTGAAATAAAAACAACTGATTTTGACCAGCGCATTGATGTAATGCCAGTTTCTGACCCGAACATTTTTTCTATGTCGCAGAGGATTGCTCTTGCACAAACAGAATTGCAGTTAGTTCAGTCAAATCCTGAAATACATGGAAATGAACGTGGATTATATCAAGCGTACCGTAAAATGTATGAAGCATTAGGAGTCACCAATGTTGATACCATCCTCCCTCCACCACCTGTGCCGCAACCTACGAATCCAGCTAAAGAGAATCAAGAGGCAATGCGAGGAAAGCCCTTACAAGCTTTTGCACAACAGAATCATCAGGCGCATATTGAGGCGCACCTCGCAATTATTGCAACGCCTGTGGCACAGGCTAACGCAGCTATAGTAATGACTCTTCAAGGACATATTCAAGAGCATTTAGGTTTTATGGCAGAAGCTATGGCTCAAGAAGAGATTATGTCTAGCGTTTCCCAAGAAGAAATGATGCAGTTACAATCTTCTCCAGAGGGCATGCAAGCTATGCAAGCTGATATAGCTTCTCGTGCCGCTGAATTGGTTGGAGAGCTAACAGAACAGTACGCGCAGGCTGTATCGCCGCCACAACAAACAGACCCATTAGTGGCGATACGACAGCAAGAGTTAGCCCTTCGTGGAGCTGATATCGAACGCAAGACAAAAGAAGCGAATGACAGGGCTCAACTTGACCGTGAAAAAGAATTGAATGACCAAATGGAAGCGCAAGCTCGTTTAGGTATTCAAAAAGAAGCTTTGGATGAAAAAACCAGAGTTGCAGAGGAGCGTATTCAAACCCAAAGGGATATAGCCGCTCTAAATAACATGACGAAGGGATAATAAAATGTCAGCAAGTTCTATTCATAGAAAAGTAGCAGAAAAAGAAAAAGCTAAAAAAGTGGAGCGTAGAAATGCCCTTATTAAAAGGTACGAGTCAGAAAACGATATCGTCAAACATATCAAAACTGAGGAACGAGGGATACCCGCAGAGACAGTCAGTGGCGATAGCATTATCGACAGCGGGGAAGTCAAAGTCACCCCAGCGCCAAAAGCAAAAGCCAAAAAAGCCAGTGGGTCTAAAAAAGGGGGGAATAGTAAAAAGGTTCTCTCCGATAGCAAGGCCACAAAGATTTAAGGGTGTTTTCTAATGAGTGCAGAAGATGTCGCAAGAAAACTTTTAGAGCTAAAGATACTGCCTCGGTTTATGATGTTATGTATGACAGGCGTGTATATACGTTGTATTGAATGGGCACTTTCACAGCCAGATTTAACAACACAACAGGCTTCGCTAATATCGGTGGTCACGGGCGCCATGACAGGCAGTCTGGCGGTATGGTTAAATTCTGAGAAATGAAAGAGTTTGTCCTTGTCATATCAATGTGGGGTCACACAGGTGCCGAGTGGACGTACGTTGGCAATCAAATAGTTTTGCAGCAATCTTTTACACAAGAACAGTGTTACCGTTTGTTAGAAAAAGATATGTGGAAAGCAAACTATGAAAACGAATATTTTAAAATGAACATTCAATGCTTTCCGAAAGATTGTTCAGGCAAAAAGGTATGTAGTGATTAATGCCAGCAAAGTTGAATGAAAATACGGAAGTGGCACTGCCACTACGCAATATCATATCTATGGTTGCGGCGGCTTCTGTAGCAACTTGGGCATATTTTGGCATTATTGAACGTCTCAATCAAATTGAAACCAACATAACAATGATGGAAGCAGACCTAGAACAAAACACAGAGTTTAGAATAAAGTGGCCGAGGGGAGAGATGGGGAGCCTCCCAGCCGATTCCGAACAGTACATGCTAATAGAGCATTTAGCTGGTGAGTTGGAAAAATTACAAACAGATATAGAATCTGGTAAGGCGCCTTTTGATCAACAGCAAAAGCTGACACTGGATTTTTACGAGCGCCGCATTACAAGTTTAGAAGAAAACTTAGAGAATATGAGAAATGGGGATAATTGAAACCTCAATAATTTTAATATTGTATATGTCAGGGTCTATCGTTGAACATGTAGGCTATGATAACATAGCTGTGTGTCTAAGGGCTAAAAGACACATTGAGCGCACTGGCTGGAAGGACAGTGAATATAAGCGATATGCTTGTGAAAAGAGAACTGTAGAATTAAAGGAGGGTGTAGACGGCAAGCCGTATGTTCTGAAAATAGTGGAGTAAAAAATGGACCCTATAGCAGCTATTGCAATTGCCACCAGTAGTTTTGCCGCGCTGAAAAAGGGTTTTTCTTTGTCAAAAGATGTCTACACTATGGCAAACGATATCGGCAAATTTATGGATGCCATTGAATCCGTTAAAAATGTTCACAAAGAAGAAAAGAAAAAATATGGTAGCGTAGGAGAGGAAGCCTTAAAAAGCTTTGTTGCGCATAAAAAAGCTCAAGACATGGAAAATGAGCTAAGAAATTTTTTAATAGCTAATTACGGATTTAACGCTTGGCAAGATGTTCTTAGAATACAGGCCAAAATAAGAAAAGAAAGAATAGCTATGAGGGAGAAGAGAAGGCGACAAATACAGCAAGTAGTAGAAATAGCTTTCATAATACTTGGAGGTTGTATAGGATTAATTGGTATATATTTGTTTGCTATGTATTTAAAAGGGTAGGAGGACACCATGTTGCAAGCACTTATTGGACCTATAGCTTCTTTGGCGGGTTCATTTGTTGAGGGGCAAGTTTCAAAGCAAAAAGCGAAGGCAACTCTTGCACAAACTGAAGCGGAAGCAAAAGCGGAGATAATGAAAACCGCAGCTACCCACGACAGTAAGTGGGAGTTAATTATGGCTGAGTCTACAAAATCGTCCATCAAGGATGAAATAGTCACGGTAATTATACTAATCCCCGTAATTTTAGTTTTCATTCCTGGCATGGAAGAGGTTGTGAAGAATGGCTTTGACCGTTTGAACGAACTGCCAGACTGGTATCAATATTTAGTTTTTCTTGTATGTAGTGCCGCATTGGGTATAAAGGGACTAGATAAGTTTAGGAAAAAATAATGGATGCTGTAGCGCTTACTGAGCATTTATTAAAGAACATACGACAGCAGAAGGATGATTATGCAACTATGTTGTCGAATGGTGCGGTAGAAAACATGGAAAGCTACCGCTTCATAGTAGGTCAAATACGCGGACTGACTTATTGTGAAGAAGAAATAAGAGCCGCGATGAAAGGTGTCATTGAAGATGGCTAAAAAACTATTCGTGCCTAATAGGGTTGCGGCAAACATGAAGTCTGATGCGCCACAGACTGAAATACCAAAGGCGGTTCAAAATGCTCTCCCACAAGAAGAGGAAAACAAGAATACAGAAAATCCAGAAAATATGGATATTTCTGCTCTTGAAAGACTGCCAAATCCTGTAGGATACAGGCTTCTTGTGATTCCATACTATCCCCCAGCTAAAACAAAAGGCGGAATTTACATTCCTGATGCAACTCGTGACAGGGAAGCTTTTGCTACTGTCGCCGCGTATGTTGTTAAAGTTGGCCCTGATGCCTATAAGGACATTGATAAGTTCCCTTCAGGCGCTTGGGCAGAGGAAAAGTCATGGGTGCTTATGGGTAGATATGCTGGAAATAGGTTTAAAGTGGATGGTCTTGAGGTAAGGCTTATAAATGACGATAACATTATCGCAACTATACTTGACCCATCAGATATCTCGTATGTATAAAGTAAAAGGAGGCATTTTATGAATGAGATTATGAACCAAGAAGTTGAGCAAGAAGAAAATTTAACTGTAGACTTAGAAGATTCTGAGTCTGCAAAAGTTTCTTCAAATGATAAAGACGAACAAATGTTCGTATCTGAAGAGTCTTCTGACGATGGAGCCAGTGAAGACGAGCTTGAAAATTATAGCGGTAATGTACAAAAGCGAATTAATCAATTAACCGCAAAAAGAAAGCAAGCTTTAGAAGAGGCGGAGGCGGCTTATCAGTACGCTCAACAAGTTAAATCGCAAAATGATGAGATGCGCAAAAAACTTGCGGAGCTTGACCAAGGATATACTAACGAGTACGGGGCTCGTGTAGATTCTCAGCATGAGCAGGCTAAAAAACTTTTAAAAGAAGCCCGTGAAGTTGGTGATGTTGAAAAAGAAATAGAGGCTCAAGACTTAATTGCTAGATTAGCGATTGAAAAAGAAAGAGTTAGAGTTCAAAGGGTTCGTCAAGAGCAAGCTTCTCAAGAAGTTTCAACGGAGCCAGAACAACCTAAAAGACAGGCGCCTCCAAGAATTGAAGATTTAGATAAAAAACTTCAAGTTTGGTTGGGTAAGAATGATAGTTGGTTTAATAAAGACATGGTTATGACTCGTGGGGCTCAAGCCATTCATGAGCAATTGGTAGGGGCAGAGGGATTTGACCCTAATACTGATGAATATTACGCGGAAATAGACAAGCGCATACGCTCAGAATTTCCTCATAAATTTCAGTCGCAACGGCAAAACGCCCAAGCTGTTGCTCCTGCGTCTGCTGGACGGTCAATAAAATCAGGGCGGAAAAAAACGGTAGAGTTAACACCAGGACAAGTGGCTTTCGCCAAGAAGATGAATATTCCTCTTGAGCGGTACGCAAAAGAAGTCGCAAAATTAGACTCAAGGAGTGCATAATGGTTGACCGCGCAAGCCGGGATTCACAAACCCGTGAAAAAAATGTGAGAACAGAAGCGTGGCGTCCTCCATCAACACTGGAAGCTCCTGACGCTCCTGTTGGTTTTAAGCACCGTTGGATTCGTGAGTCGGTTATGGAATACGATGACCGAAATAACGTCCATAAGCGCCGCCGTGAAGGTTGGGAGCTTGTAAGGGCGGAAGATTACCCTGATTTCGATGCACCTGTCATTGACGAAGGAAAAAACGCTGGCGTAATCGGCGTAGGTGGTTTGGTTCTTGCTAGAATACCTG